CCGCCGTAGCGCTTGAGCATCGCGTCCAGATAGTCGCGACCGACGCGCGTCCGCTCCGCGTCGCTGTTATCCTGCATCGGCTTGACGCCGAAGCCCGGATCGCGCTCCGTTCCGGGCATGACCTGCATCTTGCCCCTTGCGCCCGCAGGAGACGTGATCAAATTGCCCTTGGCGTCACGTTCGCGGTTCCCGCTCTCGGAAACAGCGGTGATATTATACATCATGGACCCAGTGACGCGGCCACCCGAAGAAGGAGCCGTCGGCCCCGCGCTCGTCGGCGCAGGCTGGAGCCCCATGATATAATCCGCGAGGCCATCCACCTTGCGCTCCAGCAACGGGCGATAGAGCGCCGCGTCGAGACGATCCTCGTCCGCCGGAAGCATGAACTCCCGCGACTGATCGACCCACGCAATGGCATCGTCGATCCGGCCATTCTGGATCAGCTTTGCACCGACGGCGCCATAGACCCCGGATTGCCACTCCTGCACGCGCAGATCCGTCGTCTCTTTTCCTTCGCCCGCCTTCGCCCCGGCGTTGCGGATCTCGCTTTCGCCGACGAGCATCTCGTCGGCAAAGCGGACCGGATCCTCGAAATAGGTCAGCGCGTCATTGCGCGCGGCGCCAAGGCGCGCTTCGGACTGGCGACGCTCCTCCACGCGGTATTGCTGGACCGAATAGCGTCCGATCCCCTCTTTGTCGGCCGAGATCCGGCGCTCCAACGCCCGCGTCATCAGCTCCCGTTGGCGCGGATTGGCGGCGCGCGCGAGGAAATCTTCGCGGCGCTTGTCGATCGAGGCTTCCAGATCGCCGCGCGCAGCGTCGGCCGCAAAGCCCTCCTTCGAATAAAAGGCATCGTCCCCGGTGAAGAGGCGCTCGCGGCTCCAGTCCGAATATTCGGTATCGACCATGCGCGCCGCGGCTTCGTCGCGCGCGGCATCGATCGCGTCGTCCGCTTCGGCTTGCTGCGCGAGCGCGCCGCCGAGGCGCTGCGTCGCTTGCCCGATCTCGCGGAAGCCCGCGGTCGCGTCCGGCGCCTGGAGCGCTGGCATCGCGCCTCCTCGCCGATCGACAAAGCCGCCGGCAGTCGTTGGAACGCGCGCCATCCCTTATCCTCCGTATGAAGCCGCACCGCGCCGGATTGACGAAAAGGCGCCGCCGCCCGACGATCCCGAAGGGTTGCGCGCGGCATTGATCCCGCGCGCCTTGCCTACCCCGCCCAGGATCGTCGATCCCACATCGAACGCCGTCGAGATCGCGATCCCGGTTGCCGCGCGCTTCGCCGCCTTGGCTTCGGCCCGATAGTTGGCGGCGCTGATATCGATCCCGCGGATCTCGTCGGCATAATTGGCGTTGAGGCGCGTCGCGTCCTCGCCATAGAGCTGCGCCGTATCGCCGAGCATATCGGCCGCAGATCCGAAGCCGACGTCCACGCCATTTGCGGCCAGGCTGGCGCGCTGGCTCCCCCGGATCGCCGCATATTTACGCGCAAGAAGCATCTGATCTTCTTGCTGCCTGGCGATGGCGCGCCCGGCCTCCTCGCTCTTTTGCCGCGCGTTTTCGCGCGCGACGCGACCCTCGAAGCGCTTTTGCTGATAGCCCATATATCCGGTGACAGCGGTCCCCGCCGCCGCCACGCCCGCCGCGATCAACGTCAGAGTTGCCGGCTCACACATGATCGAGATCCCTCCAGAAACGAACGAACCGGATCCCGCCTTGCTCGTAAGGCTGTTCTCCGATCGTAAAGCCCCAGCGCCGAAGAAGACGAACCGCCGCAAGGTTGTCAACCGATACGCTATTTTCCAGCCTCCGGCTATGCCGGTGCATATGCTCGATTACTTCCGTTCCGATCAGAAGCATATCCCGGCCGTGCCGCATGACGCGATCACTTCCAAGGAACCACGGACACCCGCGATCGGTAATGGTGCAGATCGGCGAGATCCCGAACATCGCTTCGGGATCTCCATCGACGATCGCGGTCAACGCCCACACCGACGAGCGCAAGGCAAGGCGGAGCGCCGCCTTCGGCCCCCGGCCACGCGCCGCACACTCCGCCTTGTCGATCGCCCGCATCTTCGACGCGATGCGACCGACATGCGCCGGGCTCGCCGGGACCAGCGAGACGCCCTTAGTCCTCAAGGACAATCGGATCCATGAAGATGGCGGTCAACGTCATCGGCAGCGGGTTGCGCTGTTCGACAAGAACCGTCGCTTCCAGGCTGACAACAGGCGCCATATCGAAGGTATAGTCCCCGGTGAGCAGGCTCTTCGGCTGACCAAGCGGCTCATTGCGCCGCGTCTTGAGCGGCTTGAGATCATTCAGCGTCCGACCCGCGCGCATGCCGCGCGACTTGACGACGCGCAGCACGGCCTTGCCGACCGTCTTCGTCTTGCCGCTGGCGCGCCCACCGTCGGGAGCTGGAACTTCGAGCGGCAGCGTCTCGACGATCGAGGTAAAGCGCAGCCCGACATGGATCTTCTTCGAAGGCGTCGCCAATGCGAGCCATCCGTCCGCGGGGACAACCTTGTCCAGCATGACATTGCCATCATGCAGGACGTCAACGGTCGCGCCGATCAGATGCGGAACAAAGACACGCTCAACCGCTTCGTCATACTGGAACGACACCGCGCAATCGAGATAGCAGGCATCGAGCTGGTCTTCCCACTTCGCCGACGTCATGCGCTCGACGAAGCGGCGGCGGACGCCGTTGATCGTGCGCTCGACAAGGAAATAGACCCGATGCTCCGCGATCGTCGTTCCCGGCACCACTTCGGGTATGACGCAGACGTCCAGGAAGACGCCTTGCGTCTCGCAAAGCGTCCATCCCCATACTTCATGCTCGCGCTCCCATGTGAAGGCGAGGAGCGCGCCGTCGCTCCGCACCGCCCACACGACGGAGATCGGATCCTCCGCGAACGCCCACGACACGATATCGAAGCCCTCGAAGAAATGCGGGCTAAAGATCGACATGTTGTCGCTCTTATAGCCATCGATCTCGAAGGTATAATTCGCAGCGCGAACGTCGTCGCCGATCGCGGGCGTATAGAAGGCGACGTCGTCGATCACTACCGGCTTGAGGCGCGAGGCGCCCCGCCCATTCTGGCGCTTCTGGCGCGGCGGCGGCGTTGCCGTGAGATAATCCTCGTTCGATCCCGACACCCGAAAGAGGCCGTTGGATCCGAAGACGAGCAGCCCACCCAAGGGGACAACCTGGTTGATCGCGTTGACCTTCGTCGCGACGAGGCGGATCGTGATCGCGTCATCCTCGACCAAGGGCCGGGAGATATCCATGTTTTTCAGATCCGCCGAGCGGCTGAAATACATGGCATTGGGATTATTGATCGTGCGGCCGAGCCCGAGGCGCTGCTCGTCGAACCATATTGTTGACGGATAGTCGCCGGGCGCGTTGAAAGGATCGCGGCCCACGCGCGGGCCGTCGGTCAGATCCGGCGTGATATTGTCATCGGTGAACTGGAGCCCCGTCGTCTCGCCGATCCAGCCGAAGCCGCCGTCCAGATTGGCCTTGTAAACGAAGTAGCGGTCCGCCCCCGCGACGGCGCTCCAGGTGACAGTGTTATAGTTGCGCTTGAGCGACAGATCGTTGACGCAGCTATCCGGCGCCGAGGGCAACGACACTTGCCCCGTCTCGTCATCGACCGCCGCCACGCAATAGCTCGCCGAGCGCGGGAAATAGGCGTCACCGCTGTTCCCGGCATCGACGTTCGGATTGGACGCCGTCGCGTTGACGCCCGCCGGAGCGGCGATCGTCGGCCCGAAGCTGATATCGATAAACTGCCAGTCGGTATGGCCGTTGCGCACAAGCTCGCTCGGCTTGTGGTTGAGATGCGCGAAGAAGATCGACGAAACCGCCTGCTCGTAATCCATATCGAACAGCTCTTCGGCATTGAACGGAGATCCGACCTTATAGAGCCTTCGGGCGCCCATATGTCCCCCTATTGAATCTGATAGTTGCGGCCTTCCCGGCCATCCCGGTTCCAGTTGCCTGGGGGAATGACTTCCGGCGGATCCGGAGGAACATAGGGCGGCGGAACAACCGGCGGAGCTGGCGGCGGCGTCGGCGGCGCGACGCGCGTCGTCCCGCCATCGGCGCCGGTAAAGGCAAAGCCGGTTGTGTCCGCCTCTATCCGGAAGTGATCGGCATCGATCACTTCCGTTACAAGCCATGGCCGACCGTTCAGAAAATCGCCGAGATCGCCGAGGATATCCGTCAGGAAGATCTCTTCGCCGACGTCATAATCGTGATAGGCGATCTCGATGATCGCGCCATTCTCGATCGTGATATCCGTAATCTCCAGATGCTCCTCCAGCACCGCACCGCCGAAGGCGAGCGGCTGCATCTGCGCTTGCGTCATCAGGAGCGCATAGGTCTGCTCAATCGAGAACTCGAAGGGGACGAGCTTCGCCGCCGCTTCGGGGATATCCCAGCCCGAGACGTCCGGATCTCCGCTATCGGGCTCGCGCAGCTCATAAGCCAGACGCATCCCCATGCGGCGCGCGAGACCGCCATATTTGAGGACCGTCACATTGCGCGCCAGTCGCGCCGCCGCCGAATAGGCGGCGACGTCCACCCGGCCATGCAGTTTCTCGCCAAGCTCGCCCTTGGAGAAGTTGAAGAGCCCGGCGCGGATCATCGATACCACCCGCCATAAGAGGGATCGCCCAGCATATCATTGCGCACGAGCGCCTCCTCCGACGGGAAGGCGTCCCAGCGCTTCGGGCTGTTGTTGAGATCGTCCGCCATCGCCCTGCCTTCCCACAACTCCGCATCGGCTTGCAGCTCTTTTTTGCGGCTGCGCGACTTGATAACCGGCATGCAGATACGCGCCGCGAGCGCCAGCTCAAACGAACGGTGAAACAGGGGTGAGAAGAGCGACAAATCCGGATTGGCGGCGATGAACTCGATCACCGCGAACTCAAGGTTCGTGTAGATCTTGCCCGCAGCCACGACATAGGGGACGCCGACGTCTTGCGGGAAGTAACCGACGAGCGGTGCGAGCATCTGCCCGGCGAGGATCGGCGCGCTGCTCACCGAATAGGTCGCGGCATAGTTTGGCAGGATCCGCAGGATCGTGCGCGCCTCCGTCGGATACTGATAGCAGAAGAGCCATTCGCCCTCGCGCGCGTTCGTCGTTACCGCGCCGACCTCCCGGCGGATCGCCGCGTCATAGGGGTGATGGTCGATCAGATCTTCGAAGACATTGGCATAGTTGCGGCGGCAGGCGAGCGCGCCTTCATCATCTGGATCATTGATCGACTGGATCGCCGTCGCGGGCAGCTCGTCGAGCGCGCCGTTACAGATGGAAAGCTGATCGCGCATGCTGTCGCTCCGTTGTTGCCGTCGCCGCCTTATGCTCCAGCTTGCCGCAAAAAGAAAGCGGGCGGCGAGACCCCCCCTCGCCGCCCGCGTCTCGCGTGATTTGAACCGCCCGGCGTGAAGAAATCGCCGAGCCGTCCAGCCGCGGGACGTTACCCCTTCTTCTCTTCCGCGTCGCCGCGGCGCTTCGGCGCTTCGGCCTGGGCGTTCGCGCCTGCCGCCGGCTTACCGCCGTCGGACTGCGAATTTTCCTTTGCCTGCTCGACGACGGGAGGCGTCTGCGTTCCGAGCGCCGCGGCCATCGCGGCCATGAACTCGGGATTCGCCGTCAGGCTCGCGATCACTTCCGGCGACAGATTGCCGACAGTGGGATCAAGCCCATGCGTCGGATCCGCGCCGGTCTGTCCGACGAGCGTATCCGCAAGGTTCGCATGGCCGGCCGTGATCGCGGGCGTGAGCTGATTTGCGGCCAGCGACACGCCGCCCGGCGTCTGCGCAGGCGCAGCCGCGGCGCCCGACGAGACAGCAAGCGAGCCGATCAGGTTCGCCAGATCGGCCGCGCGGCTATCATCCTTGGGGTTGCCCTTCGCGTCGATCTCGATCGCGTCATGCGGGGGCTTGACCGGGACAAGCTTTTGCTTGCCGGTTTCGGGATCAGTGACCTTGACCTTACCGAGATCCTCCTCGGTAATGACCGAGCCCGCCGCAACGAGGCTCGATGCAATGAAGGCGACATTCGCCAAAATCCAACGCTTCATCTTCTATCCTTTCCGGATCCTTCAATAATTCCGATTGCCGCGAGCGCGCGTCACGCGCTGGAGGCTTTAGCCGCCCGGACCGTTATAACCGTCCGGATAGTTGCGGATATGATCCGAACCGCGGAGCAGCGCGCAAGAGAACTTGCCCGCGGTCAGCGGCCCCGTCCCGATCGTATAGCGACCGATAAGGAAGCGCTTCGACGTGTCCGGGATCGGAATGTCAAAGGGCTTGGCACCAATAACCAGCGCGGCCTTGCCGATCGCAGCCGACGCGGCGAGGATCTGATAATTGGTCCCGGCCGCATCGTCGGCTTCGCCGATCTCGAAAGTCACCGTCGCAGCGCCCGCCGCGGCCGCGGCTTCCTGGACGGTGAAGACGGCTCGCAAGCCATTGAGCCGACCCGCATTGCGCGATGGCGAGCCCGCGCCAAGGTCATATTGATCCGTCGTGAAAGCCTGCACCGTAACGGCCTGCTTGTCCGACAGGAGGGTCTGACGATCCACCAACATTGTTGAAAATCCTTTCCTTCGTTTCCTTGTGCGAACGTAGCAGATCCGACGATTAATTAATCATCGGATCCGTTACGCGGATCAGGTGACGAGCGCCTCCGAATTGAGGAGCTGATCGACTTCGCGGACCGGGATCCCGAGGAACATCAGCACTTCCTTGCCGTCGATCTGCGACAGAGAGATCTGCGCCGTCGCCTTGTTGAGCGCCTGAATGTGAAGGACCATCTTGATCGTCGGGTTCACATACCATGCCGGACGGCCGAAGCCGGCCTTGCCGACGTTTTTGCGAAGGTTCGTCGGGATGCGGTAATATGCCTGGATCATGAGCTTGATCAGGTCGGCCGCGTTGACGTTGCCGGCGATGACGTCGGAAACGTCGATGTTGGCGATACGCGCGATGGCGCGATAGTCGCGAACGACGAGGCCGCAATTCCATTGGAAGTGATCGCGATAGCCCATGAACGCCTTGCCGTTCGCGTCGAGCAGGACGTCGCCCGTCATCGCTTCGCCGTTGCCGGGCATCGCCTTGCGGTTGACCGTCACGTCTTCGTGGAAGAGCCCGCCCGTCGTCCCCTTCGGATACATGCCGAAGACCGACGGCCCCCAGCCGATCAGCCAGATCGACGTGTTGTCCGAGCCGACGCCGCCCGCGTTGACAATCTGCTGACCGATCGGGCCGGAGAGCGTGTTGTAACGCGCGGCAACCCCGGTGAAGCTTTCCGGCATCGTCGAGCTGTTGCCATACAGCACATAGGTCTGGAGCGTCTGGTTCATGGCTTCCATGAACAGCGAGCTTTCCTCCAGCCGATACTGATTGACATTGCCCGACATGATGGCGAGCGCGCGGTCGACCTGGAAGAAGCCTTCCAGCATCGCGGCGCCCTCTTCGAGCTTCGCCCCGGTGGACTTCGAGAGCGCAACGCCCTCGTTGAAGCGGCGGAAACCGACCGTCGGCAGACCAGTGATCAGCGTCGTCTGGTGACCCGTCGGGAGGTTGCCCTCTTTCCAGACCATATCGTCGAGCATCTCATTCGTCTGCGCGAGGAGGTTGACGCGGTCACTATCGAAAGTGCCGTCCGGACCCGAGGCGGCGGCGATATCCGCCAACGTCGGGACCGTGGTTCCAAGAACAGCCATGTCTTTCTTTTCCCTCTAGCAGTTGAACATGACCGATTGCCGCGAAACTCTTCAAACCTATGCCGGATCCGGCTTCCCATAGACGCGATCGGCGAGCGACAGCGGCGCGCCGCCGCCGCCCGGATTGCTATCCGTCTTCGCTTCGCCGATGTTGCGACCAACCCACGACACAAAGCGGATCATGTCGGGATGATTGCCGAGCCCGCTTTCCTCCAGCATCGAGAGGAAAGGACTATCGGCCTTGATCCCCGACGCGATGAAGGCTTGCCGCGCATAGCCCTTCGCTTCCGTCAGCGTCGGATTGCCGTCCTTGCCGTTGAACTCGGCTTCGGCATCCGTCGCCCACTGGCGACGCATCTCCGCGCCCATCGTCTCGGCCGCAGTCTGCCCGCGCGCCGCGAGCATCGGCCCGATCTTCTCGGCATAGGCATTGACGAGCTGTTGCGCCGCCGCGTTCGATAGATTGAGATCCTTGAGGACAGGCTCGATCGCACCGAAGGCTTCCGCATCGAACGTCACACCCTCCGCCGCAAGCCCCTCCGGAACCTTGAGATCATAGGCTTCCGGCGCGCCGAGGATCTCGGACGCCGCCTCGCCCTCGCCGAAGGTCAGTCGCGGACCGTCCCCGTCCGCTCCATCGCCGCCTTCCCCGCCGGGCTTTCTATCTGCGTCGCCGCGTCCAGCATCCGAAAGGATCGAACCTTCGCCGTCGGAGCCGCCAGCTCCGCCTGCGCCACCGCCAGCGCCGTCCGCCCCGCCGTCATCAGCGCCCCCAGCCGGAGCCCCTTGGCCCTGCCCGTCCGCGCCTCCGTCAGCCGGCGGCGCTCCTGCGCCACCATCCGCGCCACCCGCGCCAGCGTCGGCTGCGCCGCCGCCCGCGTCTCCATTGCCTGCATCTCCGCCTTCTCCTCCGCCATGATCATCGGGCGCGCGCATGACGCGGCCCATCGCGCGCTCCGCAGCCGAAAGCCGGAACCGTGCAAAGCCCCTAACGGGCTGGTGAATAATCGGATTGATCGTCTTCTTCCGCATCGTCGCTTCCTTCCTGGTTAAATCGGGATACTTCGTTGATGGCGAGGCCGAGCGCCGAAAACGGGCTCAAGGCAGGGTTGCGAACTGGCAACACGTCGTCGGCCATTCGAAGTATGTCGATCCCCAGGCTCCGGCGACCGTCAAAGGAAGACGTGTCGAGATTGGACCCGTAGGCTGCGCTCGCTATGCCCGCCTTTTCGGCGACTGTAAAGAGGAAGCGCAGAAACTCCGGCCGACCCATCAGCCAGAGCATATCGCGCGAGCGCTGTTCATCGAGCGAGATCCGATTGCCGCGGCGCATATCAGCTTGCGTTTATGATCTTGTCGAAGAAGCTTGCCGAGCCTCCCGCGACCGGCGTCTCCGCCAACGCCTTGACGCCTTCGGCGCCGGCCTTGAGATCGCCCATTTGACCCGCGGCTTCCTGCGCGCGCTGCGCCTGGCTGCGCTGGACACGGATCTGCTCGCGGTCGCGCGGATCCCGCAGCGCTTCCGGCGGCGCCCCGGCGCGCTCCCAATAATCGATAATGAGCTTATCGGTATCGATGTTGTCCCCGGCGCCCGCGCCCGGAAAGCCAGCATTGACTTGCCCAACGAACGCCGTCGCGCGGTCGGTCTGCTGGAGCCCGATCATCTTTTGCGCCTGAGCGAGTATCGACGTGAAGCTAAGCTCAAGCGGCATGCCTTCCATTTCCGGCGGCGGCGGCGGGAGCATCTCGTTGCGCGCCGCCATATCGAAGGCCCGATCACACGAAACGGTAAGCTTCTCGTCGTTGACGCGCTCGATCACCGGACCGAGCTGCGTCATCTTCTCCTCCTCGCGCGCCACGATCTCAGGAACCGTGCGCTCCGCCGAGCTTTCGGACAAGCGAGACATGAGCATAAACAGCCGCGCATAGGTGGCCTCGTCGATCACGTCGCGCAGATCGACCTGATCATTACGGATCTCACCGATCGAGCGCCAATCGACTTTCCAGACTTCCTTGACCGCCGCCATATCGGCCTGGCTCGCATAGGTGACGGCGCCCGGCTGCATCTTGATCCGGAGGTTCGACGGCGAGAGGAGCGGAGGCTTGACCGCGTAGTCCGTCGCCTCGCCCTTGCGCTTGCCCTGGAGCTGGAGGACGCGGATATCGGTCAGCGCGTCATGGCCCGGCCCATAGCCGTAAACGTCGCTCGACTTCACTTCCCAGCGCGGCGCCCAAAATGGCTGCGAATGATAGCCGGCCTCTTCGAGAAGCGTCTTCTTGCAGCCCTGCCCGGCTTCCCACTTGATAGAGCGCCACGGTTTACCCTTGTCGTCGAGACGCCCAGGGATCCAAAGATCGTTCGGCTCGATCGCGTGATAGACAGGAACAACGCTTTCGTAATTGCAGTTGTCCCACATATTCCGGACGGCAATGCTGACCTTGTCCCAATTGAGGTTACGCGGATCATGGCGATCCGCGACGAACTTCTTCACGACTTGCCGCACCGTCATATTGACTTGGCGGATCAGCCGGTCAGGCTCCAGCTTGTGATTGAGCCCGATCCAATATTCGCCGAAGGTCAGCGGATAACAAACGGGATAAACCTGTCCGGTTTCCCAATCATATTCTTCGTCCATGATGCAAGCATCAGTGCCGAAGAGCGAGATCTCGCTATAGCCGATCTTCGCCGCGCCGTAGAAATTCGACCCGCCGAGCATCTGGCGAATGATCTTCGTCACTTCGGAAAGCCAGATCCTCACCGGCTGATATTTCTGGAGATCCTTATCCTGGATCCCATATTCGAACCAAGGCCGGTTCGGCGATGACATGCCGGTATACATGCCCGCCGACAAATAACGGAAGCTCCGGATCGCATGCCCGTCATACAGCTTGTTTGCGCGCTGCTTGACGCCGCGCCCGCTGTTGCCGAACGCCATGACGTGCCGCGTCCGGTTCGGCTGCGCGAGGCTCGCGATCTCGAAGATCTCTTGCTCGCCCGGCCGGCGGACTTCCCTCATTCCGGCGAGGGACTTCTCCAGCCGCTCGCGCGTCGTCCAGCGCTCTTCGAGCGTCCGGTTTTGCATGCGGAGCGTTTCGGCCACGCCTTAGACGCCGAGCTTCATCGCGCCGCCGACGTTGCCCGTCGTCGTCGCGGGAGACTGCGCTCCAGCACCGGCCGCAGCGCGCAGGAGCGCGCTATAGCCTTGACGGCGGCGAAGCGGATCTTCGGCGCCATTGCCGCGAGCCGATCGCTCCGGCATGCGCGCATCCTGGCGCTGGACCTGTTCGGGGACGTCGGGAGCGCTGCACATAGATCTACCCTCTTGAAGATTGCCTTTCGCGACATATGACGCATCGCAATCAATCTTACAATCCCAGCTCATTCGAGCGATCATAAGACCCGTCTTCGTCATAGCCCGCAAAAGCCTGCTCGATCTGATCGAGGATCGTTTCCTGGCGCACCGTCGAGACGAGCGCATAGATTACCGCGTCGCCATCATCCGGCGAGCGGCCGAGATCCTCGCGCATCTCTTCCTTCGACTTGATCAGGATCCCCGCCGTCGTCATCTTCCAGCGATAGGCGCACAGATCTTGCAAGAGATCGCCGTCGTCGGGGAGGTAGATCGGGATCTTTGCCGTCGGCGAGAGCGCCTCGCGCATGCGCCAGATCAGTTGCGCTCGATAGTTGACGAAGCGGAGGTTGCCTTCGAGGCTTGTCTCCATCGACTTCGCAGCGCCGTTGATCTTGACCGCCTGCACATGGTTTTGCGTCAGGAAGTCATAGCAGCTCGCGCCCCAGCCGACGACGTCCACATGCACCGGAGCCGCGTCGCGCCGGTTGATCAGGACGAGGCCGGCCCCTGTCGGGCCGTCCGGAACGTCCTTTCCCGGGAAGCGCAGAAGATCATCGAACCACGTCCCATGTCGGCGCGCGATAACGAACTTGTCCTGCCCGCCCATCGCCGGATCGACGCCCATGCTATCCATTTGCCCCTTAGCGTCGCGCGGGCGCCAGCGATCCATTGCCGCCTCGACCCATGCTGTCGGGATGACTTGCCACCGATCGTCTTCCATGCCTGCCTCGAAATCGCCGTAGAGCATCTGGGATCGCAGCGGCTCCGGCGATGCTTGGAGCTGCGCGATATAGTCGGACCGCATGTAATAGGGGTTATCCGTCACGCGGGAAGGAATGAAGGTCCGCGACTTCGGCTTGATGATCTCTTCGGGCGTGAAGTCTTCCGGATCGAAGTCATAGACCCGCTGCCCGCCATAGATCACGAAGCGGCGATCGTCCTCCGTCTCGAAATCCTCGCCCGCAATCGTCGTGAAGAGGCGCAGCTCGCCCGGCTGCGCGCGGTTACGATGCTTCTTGTCGAGCCACGGCCCGAAATAGCGGATCACCCAGCGCCCTTCGACCGTCGTCGGCGGGTTGAAGGTCATCAACGCTTGCGGCTTCTGCCCTTCCTTCTCCGTCCGCATCCAGTTCATGATGAAGCGGACTTGCGCTTCGAGCAGCTCGGTCGCTTCGTCGAACGCCTTGAGGCCGTGCGCGCGACCCTGGAGCTTCTTCTCGTCGCCCTTGTTCGGGATACCGCGCAGCTCGATCACGCCATTGTCATGCCGCCACACGCGATCTTGCCCGTTCCAGCCGCGGCCGGTGAGATCGATCTCGCCCAGCCGCTCGCGGACGCCGAAGAGCTGTTGACCATCGGCGCGCACGACGACGGAGCGCGGATGCTTCGTCAGCGCCATGCCGCATATCAGGTCCGTTTTGCCGCCGCCCGCAGCACCGCCGTATCCGATGACGTCTGCCTCGCTGTAATAGGCATCGCTTTGAGGACCGGGCAGCGGGCGCCAGAGCGCGAGATCCTGGCGGACGATCTCGATAATCTGCTCGCGCTCGCTCGGCGCCATGCGCCGGATCATCTTCTCGATCTCGTCGATCGTCATATCGCCGAAAGAAGGAAGCATCAGGCTTCCGGCGTCACGTCGATAAACTCCGCATCAGGCGGCGGGAGCTGGCGCTTCGCCGCCTCCATGATCTTCGCCAGCCCGATCGCCATGTCGCTTGTGGACATTTCCCGCCTTCCATTGTCCAGCGGATTGGCGTCCGGATCCCCGAGCTTGAGCATCTCGCCATAGCGTTTCGGATCCCACACCGCGAGGAGCTTGAGGCGCGCCTCGAAGCGCAACTTCGAACGCTGGATATTCTCGCGATCGAGGACGATCTCCGGAACGCCGTCGCGCTCGCGCTCCATGTAATCATTGCTCGCGTCGTCAACGATCTCCAGCCCCTCCTCCGCGATCTCGTCGAAGCCGATCTTACGCGCGCGCGCGTAGCGCGCGAGGCGTCGGTTATGATCAGCCGGATCCGTCTCGTCCTCCAGATATTTATAGATTGCATCCTTCGTCGGCATGTCCGGATAGCGGCAGATCTGGCGCAGCGGGATCCCGGCGGCGATCATCGACAGCACATCATCAAAGATCGCATCATCGCACCGCGGACGCTTGCCGTCGCCGCGCAGCGTCGCGAGGATCTTCTTCGCCGTAGGCCGCTCGATCTCGTCCTCGACCGTGACCGTCGTCTTGCGACGGCGCGCGAGGCGACCGCCGAGCGGACCGGCATCCTCGTCGTCGGCAACGATCTCTTTCGTGCGCGTTCGCTTGACCTTCGGCGAGATCTCGACCGTCGCCTTATGCTTGAGCTTGCCGATCGCGCTGTCCCGCGCCGCGGCGGCTTCCTTCTTCGGATCCCAGCCGGCGAACGGATCCTTCGCCTTTTCCGCTTCGGCCTTCTCCATCGCCCCGCGCGAGGGCTTGCCGGGCTTGGCAACAGGTGCAGTCTTTGCACGAGTTGCCCGCTTCGCCTTCGGCATGTCACCTTGCGGGACGTCAGCCGCCGCCCGCTTGCGAGGCTTCGGCTTGGCGCCCTTCCGCTTCGGAGGGAGCGAGCATGAAGGGATATCGTCGTCCGCCGCCATGCCCGCCATATGCGCCGAAATCCCCGGCGCTTGCAAGCGTGTCGCCACTGTAGCCACTGTAGCCACGCCCCCGGCGACATATGCGACAGAGGGGTAAAAATACCCTGATTTATGGATATCAGACAATAAGATAGCCAGCCCATTTCCTTAGTTGGAAAGAGGTTGCTTAACCCTGCAAAACGGGAAGGCGTAGCCAATCTGTAGCCAGATCGTTGCTACGCTATTTCATCCAGCGAAGCTCCGTTCCGATGTTGGGCCAGAGCTTCGGATCGAACACGTCCCACATGAGCGCGATCGATTGCGGATCGGTGAACATATGGGCGCGATAGATATGGGCGTGGCGAGTGCCAGGGTTGAGGATCTCGATCTTCGAGCCACTGACATAACCGACAGCGCGACCGCGGAGCAGTGAGACGACGGATTGCGTCCCTAGCAGCGGCCAACGATTGATCTCCCAAGGCCGGGCATGCGAACCGAACAGCTCGATCGGGAGCCATCCCGCCTCCAGCGCCTTCGCCGCCTTTCCGCTATCGACGAAGGCGCGGACGTCCTCGCACAGCTCGCGCCACCGCCCGCCCTTGAAGACGGGCGGGATCGGCCATTCGAACATCGCGTTCAGCTCGCGGAAAAAGACTTTGTCAGGCCCAAGTGCGGCTACAGTGGCTACACCGGCTACAGTCTTCGCGCGCTTGCGCTTAAATGGCTGTTCAGCATGGGTTTCCGCCGCCGGAGATTGTAGCAAACTGCGCTCCGCATCGGAGGACGGCGCGGCTACAGATTGTCCCGCGACAGGTCGCCCGGCCTCGCGCTTGACGAATTTCGAGGGATCGAAGCCGCTCACGCATTGTCCTCGCGTGTATCAAGCTTGCGATAGATCATCTTGCCTTGCTCCGGATCCCACGTCACCAGCCAGCTTTCCGAGCCGTGAACCGCCAGATCCACGCCCATTTGCCTAGGGACTTCCCCCAGCGCTTCCGATGCGCGCTGGAGCCATCGCTCGATCTCGGCTGACTTACCGCCTCCAGAGCCGCCTCCATAGGTCAGCTTCATCGGCCTTGCGTCGAGCATCATCTCTTCCGCAGTCGGCATCGAGATCTTGCCGCCGCCCGCGAAGAAATCGCGTAGCCGCTCCCATGTCCAATTCGGCTCGGTCATATTCTTTGCTCCGCCTGCTCCCGAAGCTCGCGCCGACGCGCGACCTTCCGCTCCTGATTTACCCGCTTGTGAACCACTTCGATATGATCGGGATTGACGCAAAGCGAGAAGCAACACTTATGATCGCGATCATGCTCCGGCGGACATTCCTCGCCGCCCAGCACTTCGGAGGCGAAGCGGTGGGCGCGCACGGTCCGGCCGGCGAGCCGGAAGGATCCATACCATTTGCGATTGCCCTTGCCGCGAGATCTTGCGCCCGTCCAGAACCAGCAGCCATTCGGCAGCTTGTCCACATATTTGAAGAAGCGCTTGATATCATCGGCATTCGCTCGGAGCAGGACCATAACTTCCTCTTCAATGTTGCAGAAACGCGACGTTTTTCAGCGTTGACCAACAGGCGCCGCACGTCGCGCAGCATCGCGTCTGTTCGGTTTGCTCCGGGCATATGAAGGCGTTATCCGGCCGGTCCGCTGGATCCATGATCGTGACGGTTGACATTGTCGCGCCGCCTCCGTTCGAAAAACGGATCATCGAACGCCACTTGAGAGTAACGTTCATCAACAGGATCTCGCGGCCGATATCCGTCTCCGGCATGCGCGCCGTATAGCCGTATAGCGATAGCCGCGGATGCTTGATCAGCATGCGCCGCCAGAAAAGCACATAGGCCGGGCTATAGAAATCGCCCAGCGCATGCAGCCGGACGAGGACGCCGACCTTGTGCCGAGCGAGAAGGACGTCCAGCTCGTCCTCCAGCGCCGGGAGGAAGGCGGGATCCGTATGATCGACCCGCTTCGCAAAGGGCATGTTGTTGCCGTAGCAGCTCTGCCAATGCTCGCACGATCGCGGGCATGTCGCCCGCTCTTCGAGCGCGAGGGTATAGATCCAATATCCCTTGAACTTGCCCTTCCGCACGTCCCGCCCGATCTTGACGTTGCTGTGACCGGAGACGAGGATATGCGGCATCTCGTCGATCCGCTTCACCCGCTTGCCGAACTTCGCCCGCCCTTCCTCGACATAGGCGGGAGCGAGCGAGGGGAGGCGCGGCTGGCGCTTGCGGATCCGCTTCTCGACACCCTTCGCCCCCTCGACGCGGACATAGCGCGTCAGGGTCGCGTCATCGCCGAGCTTCTTCGACGCCAGACGATAGTGCATCGCAGGCTTCCACATCAGCATAATCCCTTCAAATAGAGCCCCAGCCAGATGCACTTGCATGCGACATGGAGGATCTGATCAATCTCGTTGCTGACCATCCCGCGCCCCTTGGCGCGGTCGATAGCGGCATGCGAAACCAGCTCCGCGAGCCCGAGCAGGGGCGAGAGCAGGACCGCGACGAAGAAGCCATGCACGGCGCCGTGCGCGCCCAGGCTGCGCCACCGCTCGCTTGCGCGCGTCGAGCGCTTCCCCGCCGACATGCCGGGCGGCTGGAGCAGGCTATCGGCGCAGGCATGGCCGAGGAGCAGCGCGCCGAAGAGGATGATCTCTTCGCTCATTGCTCGCCCTCGACATGCGGCTCGCCGCGGCTATGGACGGACAGTGTCAGCGAATAGTTGACGCCGTCGGCGAAGAAGATCCACGCGGCGCGCGATCCGGGACGGATCCGATCAATCGGCTCCAGCCGGTCGATCATCTCCAGAACCTTCTCCCCGATCTCGATCGAGGCTTCGAAGTCGTCCACGTCATCAGTATCCGCGCTCATCCCTCCGACTCCTCCAAAACGTAGCACTTCGCGCTTACGTCGTATCGGACGTGCGCTGGCTTCGTCGCGAGGAAGTCCGCGATATCGAGCGAGGCTTGCGGCACAGAGACGTCGAACTCGCGGATTATGTCCGCGCGTCGGATCTGACCGAATTGCCGCAACGTCGCCGCAATGAACTCTTGCCGCCTATCCTTGAACCATCGGCTCATTTCCCTACTCCCGCTATTCGCCAAGCCTCGCTGGCCCGCTCGCCGCCGATCACGGCGCCGCGCTCCAGCCTCGTCACATAACGCGCGCCTTCGAGGATCCGCATCATCTCGCGCACCTTCGCCGCGCTCCGGATATTGCGCGGCCCGCGCTGGCAGATATGGCGCAAACCGATATACGGCTCCGCCCACTTCTCGACCAGCCAAAGGCGCAGCTCGTTCGCCGCCTTCGTCGTCGGATCCATGCCTTCCGCATCGAGCAAGCGCAGCGCCTCGATCGCATAGAACTCCGCGAGCGTCGTCCCGGCCGCGAGATCCTCCGCCGTCAGCTTCTCGACACCATCCCGGCCGCGCTGGAACACGGCGAGGACGCAAGCGATCCGCGCCGCCTGCTCCGGCAGCTTGCCGCACACGCCGCGGATCGCGTCCCATTCCTGCCCCGGCCCTATCTTCGCCTCGACATAGTCGGCGAAGCTCCACCACATCGCTTGTGCGTCCTCCGTCATCTCGACGACGCGCGGTTGCAGCTCGCACGTCTCCGGATCCATCGGCAGCGGGCGCGACATGATCGAATAGACGCGCTGGTTATACTGATCGAGATCGGCTTCCGTCGTCGGCTGGAGCGCGCGATGGAAGCGCGTCCCCGCAAGGCTCTTCGGCGCGGAGACGAGGAGGCGGGACAGAAGCCCCTGCCCGCGCAGCTCGCCGTTGCCGAGCAGCTTCGCGGCAATCTCCGGCTGGATCATCATATGGAAGGACAGCCGCCGGCCGACGAGCAGCGTCAGCCCGTCGCCCGCGCGCACCCGCTTGATCGGCTTGCCGTCCCAAAACTCCGACAGCGCCGCCGCCGTCTTGAGCCGGTTATCGTCGTTCATGCCATAGCCGCCCAGCCAGACGCCGCCTTCGTCGGAAAACAGGCCCATTGACGGACGCGCCTCAATGAACAGCTTTTGCAGGCCCTCGATCGTCCCTTCCGTCGCGAGGATGATCGGGACCGGCGGCGCCTTCGGGGGCGATCCGAGCCCGCGCATCGCGTCGCCCGCGTCCTTTGACTTCTTCGCGCGCGTCATCGCGTCCTTATAGGCGGCTTCGTCTATGTCATATTGCGCCTTCTGATCCTTGTATTGCCGCCACAGATCCAGCTCCGCCTCGCGGACGCCGGCAAGGGCGAAGCCGTCCGCGCTCGACTTCCGGTCGCCGGTCCCGGCAACCGTCGTCATGAAAAGGCACGTCGGCCGGATCTCGCTCGTCGGCAGTTTCACGTCCACGAAAGGCTGGACGCAAAGGCTCGCGGCCGACAGGACGCTTTGCGCGGCCAGCGCGTCGGGAACCTGGACCTTGTCCATGATCGCGCGCGCCGCCTTCGAGAGCGTCTCGCCGAGGGCGTCAAGAGGATAGGGAGCGGCGTCGCCAAGCTCGGGCGCGAGGGGGATAGGCTCTTCGGCCTTGAAATCCCCGCTCGGGTCGAACCTGTCTCCGAAGCCGCGGACGTCGCTTGTCATGGGGGAGCAATCTCCCCCGCGTTTAGTTGTCGGAAAGTGACGAGCGCCTTTTGTCCTGGCGAAAATCCATACTGTCGAGCAGGCGCAGCATAGCGCGGCAACAACCCCGCGAACGGCAACGCATCATGTTCTGGCACCCCTTCGAGGAAGGGACGCCAGAACTCGTCCGCCGCCGCGTCGATCCGGTCCTCGCAATCCGCCAGCCACTCACGGACGAGCGGCATAGTCCCGCTGTCGACGGCTTGCGACCATCGCCGGAAATCCATGCGCAGCTTAAGACGCGCCTTACTCATTCGCCGGCTTCCACATGAACGACGGAGCAGCGTCGAGGAGCCACAGGTGACGCATGTTATGATCGTAGACGAGCTGATCGTCGGGCGGATAGATCTCCACGGCGCAGACCTCGCCGAAGCCCGCCTCGCTCTTGAGCTTTTGGAGATCGTCCCAAGTGATCCCGTCTTTGTTTTCGCCGGTCCGCGCGTCGATCTCCGCGCTATGCACCGTCAAACGGCGAGCGCCGTTCGTCTCAATCCATAGCATGACGATGAAGCGGCTCGACCGCCAAGCCTGCATTGGCATGGCATCGGAACGCAAATGCTCCGGAACAACGGACATAGGCGGAAGCGGAGCGGGGACCAGCCGATCCGGAAACCGTGTGTTGAGCTTGCGCGCTTGCCGCTGTTGATGCTTCGAGAACTTCACTTCGCCCCGCCCTTCATTTCAAACTCCAACGCTTGCGCTTCCTCCGGCGTCGCCAGCTCGAAGCAAGCATGCTCGCCGCGCTCGTCGACAACGATCAGCTTATGGACATGGAACAGCCCGCCGAGCGTCCAGTTACAGCCGAGCTTGCCGTCGGTGCGCGGACCGCCCCACGGATCCGCCGCAGGCATGCCGCCCGCGTCGATCCACCGGCCGACGCAGCTAAACCCTATCTGCCCTTCGAGCTTCGCCTCCGGCACCCCATTGGCGGCGAGCAGCGCCATCGACTGGACCGTCCCGCAGGCCGGGCATTTGAAAGCGCCATGCTCGCGGCCGGAGACGCCTTGCGCCGCCAGCTCCGCGCGGAACTCCTCGACCGAGATCTTCTTCATGATCAATACCCCTGGACGTCGCGGAAGGGCGGCGGGTTTGCTTCCAATTCCGCCTTGCGCTCACGATCCCGAACGCTGATCAAATGATCGACCCCGATCCCGACTTCGTCGAGCAAGACGCTCCGCTCGTCGGGAAAGGCGAGGGCGAGGAGCGCAGCGTCAACGCTTACCGTGAACACGCGACCGGCCGGATCCTCGATCCGAAAGCTCCAGTGCGAGATCTCGCCCATATCCGTTGGCTGTTCGTCGCTCATGACTTCGCCCCCGGAAGCGGCTCGACTTCGACCCCGCCTTCCTTCCGCTCAATGCGCTCGATCAGGTTCGCAAGCCGAGGATGGATCAGGTCAACGACATATTGCGCCTTGTCGGTCGCGAGCGCGATTTCATCGACGATCGACGCGCTGATATTAAGATCCAAAAAGCCGCCCTCCGGCGTCGTTATCGTCACGTTATAGGTCTTCATGCTGCCCTCCGTATGCCGCGCTTCTGATCGTTCCAGTCTTCGAAAGCTGGATCTGGATAGACCGTCCTACATTCGAGCCCGCGGTCCTGATAGTTGTTCCATGCAGCGCCCGCCGCCGCGCGCCCCGCCTTGTTGTTGTCGCCGCCGATCGTCACGCGGCGCACCGGCGCCGGGAAGCGGATCTGCGGCATCATCGACGTCCCGCATGCAACCCAAACCGGCTCCGTCGGCGTGTCCTCCGACACCGTCGCGCCGTCCTCCGGACCCTCGATCACGATCACATGATCCCCGCGCTGCGGCCCGAGGCGGATGGCGCCTCCGGCCGGACGCCCAAGCGACAGCTTGGCGTTGCGCATGTCGAGCGCCTTGCTCCGGCCGTCGGGCGACAGAAAGACACGCTGGATCCCGAGGAAGTTATCGTCCTCGTCGGTGACACAGCAGACGAGCGCCGGCCGGTCAGGACCGACCTCGCCCGTCTTGCGATCATACCAAGCCGGACACATGGCAAAGCGAAAGCGCTCCGGGAGGATCGAGATCATGCGGCTGCGCAAGTAGATCTGCGCGAGAGATCCACCAAGATCCCGGCTATCGAGCCAGATCGCATGCGCTTCGGCGATCGCCGCCTCGCGGATCGCGCGGTCCTCTTCCTCCGCCTTAACGCGCGCCTCTTCCGAGATCCTGGGAAGATCCCCGCTCGCCAGATGCTCGCATGCCTGGACGAAGGTCATGCCGTCCTGATCCATCAGGAACCGGATCGCGTCGCCATTGGCTCCGCATCCGAAGCAATGATAGCCGCCGGTTGCCGGATAGACCGTGAAGGACGGCGTCCGCTCGCGGTGATAGGGGCAGAGGCCCTTGTAGAGCCGACCGGCGCGCTTGAGCTTCGTATGGCGCGCGATGACGCCCACGATATCGACCGTGCGGAGAAGCTCTTCGGTGTTGATCCGGCCGCGCGTCATGTCAGCCCCAAGCCTCCGCGAACGCGCGCGCTATGCCGGGATAGGTGGCGCTCCGCTCCAGCCACCGCTCCTCTCCGGGCGACAGCCGATTTTGGCCGGCGTCCGTCTGATTGCTCCACCGCGGGACGGTGAAACCATACAGATCCGGTTGCCCCCCCCCTACCATTCTGGGCGTTGCGAAGCCCGAAGGGCGCAGTTTGCGAAGACGATCGAGCCAAAGCCCGGTGCGCTTGCTGGCATCGTCTCCGAACATAAAGGGCTGGATCGTCTGGTCAGGCGGGCGAATTGCCTTGCTGACAAAAGACGGAGCCGGATTTTCTATCGCCTTTGGATAGGGCAGGGCGAGCAAGGCGCGGAAGTTGTCGAGCGCTTCGTCGCGCGCCGCGCGCCGCGCAGCTCCGACGAGCGTCCCCTCTTCGATCTTTTGATGATAACCGACTTCCGGATAGCGCACGAAATCCGGATCCGCGAAAGCCCACGCCGCCGAGATCGTCAAGAAGGTGCACATTGGATGGAAGATCCCCATATCCCAGCGCTCGCGCGCCACGTCCCATATGTCGCACTGAAAATGCTTGTCCGATCGAGAAGCGTCGCGAGGCGGCAGAAGGTCGCAAGTGTAGACGTCATGCCCCTTTGCCTCGAAAGCTGCTTGTGTAAGCGGACACGCGGAATATCCGATCAGGATCCGCACGGTTACGCGACCGCTTCGCGCTCGACCGTGTCGCGCTCGACGACGAGCCGCTCACCGGGCTGGACGATCCCCATCTTCGCGAGACGCACCCGCGCGCCGGCCGGGAGCCGGCGCTCCGGCCAGTTATCAGGATCGGCGAGATAATCGATCAGCCCTTCATAGCGCGTCGTGTTGACGTCGCCGCCGCCGGCCAGCCGCTCGAAGAGCTTCGCGTCCTTGTGGACGCGCGCGCCCAGCGTCGCGAGGCTGACCTTTGCGTTGCCCGCGTCGTGATGCTCCTCCAGCCATTCGGCCGCGAGATAGGCGAGATTTTCGAGAAGGTTCATTCGCAAGGCTCGATCCCCTGGGGATTGCTGTTGTCGATGCAATAAGCCGCGACCGGCCGCGCCGTCAATGGGCGCTCGCCAATTTATTTGCGTTCCCCGCTTGTTCTATGCCGTAATTTTTTTGATCCCGCCCTATTGCAATGGGCGCTCGCCCATGCAATGAAGGGGAGGACCAAGCGGCAAACAGGAGGATTTCATGAGCTATTGGGACGTTGACCCGTCGGATCTCGATCCGGACACCGGGCGCCCCTATTCGAACTATTCGAGCCCCTCGCTCGATACCAGCTTCCACGATCACGAAATGGACATGGAAGACGACGACGTCGAGCCGTGGCGCCGGGCGCGCGCTGCGATCTTCTCGATCGGCGAGCGCGTTACCTGGCCTAACGGCGTGATCGGCCCCGTCTGTGGCATCGATACGGAGGATGATACTCTGCTCGACGAGTGCGGCGGCTGGATCTCCGCCGATGAAGTGGAGAAGCTCTAATGACCGTCGGATCCTTCTCCGTTCGCGCCGTCACGGCCGACGGGCATCAGCTCGTCAACTGCGCCGCGATCTCGACCGGCCCCGCCGCTGCGCTGGCATGCGTCAAGCGCGGCATGGGAGGCTTCCCGGACGGGACGCGCTTCTTCGTTCGCGGCGGCGCGCCGCTCCGCCCGCATGACTATGCGGGCGAGCAGCTCACCGGCTTTTGGCTGGACGAGGCGGGATCCATCACGCCCGAGCAGATCGACGCGGTCCGTCAGTGGGGAACGATCGAGCGCTTCGACGAGGATCCGAAGGACGCCTTCGACGAGTATCGCGCGGGCAACCGGGCGGTCCTTTGGATCGTCGGCTTCTTCGCGGGTATGGCTGCATTTCAGGCGTTGCGTTGGTGGCTGTCATGAGCTGCCCCGCAACCTTGCTCGAGAAGCTGATCGAGACGATGGACGCCGCCGACGAGGCGACGAACACGGATCGCAGCGTCGAGATCCAGCTCGATAAAGGCTGTTTGATCGTTACCGCCTACGATCTCGCTGGCGGCTGGGGCGTCGGCGAAGATCCGCGATCTGTTGAGCGGCGCATGTCGCTCGACATGGTCGATTGCAGCCTCCTTTTAGAAGTCGGCCGCGATCTCGTCGAGCAGGCGATCATGGCCCTATGACCATTCACCAATCCCAAAGGCCCCGCCGTCGTAAACCGCCCCTTTCCGGCGGCGCTACGGGCTGGAGGGTGTCGCGCGGATCAACGGCTTTGGTCCGCCGCCGCGTGACGGGCCGGACGAGTGTTTCCCCCTGTTGCCCTCGTCCGGCCTATCACATTCAGGAGCAATCAGCATGACCAGTGAAGTAACGCAGGCGGCCTTGGAGCCGTGTCCGTTTTGTGGGCATCGAACTGTCGGTATGGCCCGCGCATGTGATGATGGGTGGTGGGCGGAATGCAATAAGTGCGGTGCCAGCCGTCTTCCAGAAAAGACAGAGCAGGAAGCCATCGCCGCATGGAACACCCGCCTCACCGCCCAGTCAGGTGAGGGCCGCAAGCTGTTTTGTGAAACGTGCGGTGATGACGTGCATGAGGTTCTTTGTCCGAAATGCGCGAAATGGTGGGAGGATAATTCTCCCAGCGAGGGCCGCAGCGGGGCGTGGAAGGATACGCGGCTTCACGATATTGCCGACAAGATTATCGCTGCCGTGAACGCCGATGACGATTGTCGCGGACGCGGCAAGTTCGAGGTCATGCAGATACTCGCCGCCCTCAACGCCACCGACGATGCGGGAGGGGCGTGATGGCCCCGGACACCATGCCCGACGGTTTCCCGATCGAGCGCGCGAAAGACTGGATCGGACGATGGAAAGCCGCTGGAGGCGGCTTCTTCTGTCATCCGAACGAGGAGACGGGCGAAGTCATGGTCCAGCTCGCGAGCCAAGGCTCGCTACTCGACGAGCCCGAGGTCCGCAACCGCAAGGCGGAGAAGATCCAGAGCTTGCAGGACGAGCTGCTCAAAGAGCCCGCGCTCAAGTCCGCAATCACGACGCTTGTCGCCGACACATGGGCGATGGCGCGTCAGCGCGCGCGGGGTAACGAGGGATGACCGAGCGCCAGCCCGACATGCTGGGTGGCAAGGCCGTCCCCGCGTCCGGGCTCCGGCGCATGCGGACCCGCGCGAAGGCGCCGGTCCGCCGCGAGGGCTGGGCGGGAACGCCCGGCAATGGCCCGGAGGGCGAGACGTGCGGATCCTGCACCTATTGCGCGCTCTTCCACTATCGGAAGAGCTATCATAAATGCAGCGCCCGCCCCGGCGATCACTGGAAAGGCGGACGCGCGACCGATATCCGGCCGCTCGATCCCGCTTGCGAGAAGTGGGCGCCGACGACGGAGCGCGTCAACATCGAGAAGGCGAAAGAGCATGCAGCCTCTAGTCCTGCCCCGCTACATGGTTCGGGAGCTGGAAGCGATCCGGGACGGAAAGCCAAGCCCGACCGGGCGCGACCAAGCCGGAGTGACGCCGGACATGGCAATTCGATGGCTGGCAAACTCGACCCGCTCCAGCTTACCCTTGACGTCTGATCGGAGGAAGTGACCATGCCCGGCGCACCATGCGAGGATCCGAAGACCGCGCTTCGCACGACGGACTTCCCGTCGAAGGACCGCTTCCTCTTCGTCGGCGGACCGTTGGACGGAAAGCGCTGCCATGTGGAGATGACGACGCACGGTCCGGATAATATCCTCTACATGCGCGAGGCTCCGAAGATGCCCGCGCCGAGCGCGGACAACTTCCTCCAGCCGATCAGCCCGGAAGCGACCGCGACAACGGAGCATGCCTATATCCGGCACCCGATGCACGAACGCGACGGCAAGATCCACTTTGTCTATCAGCACAGCGGCGATCACCGGAACGTGATCGCCGCGCTTATCGAGGGATATCGGAAGCCATGAAGAAGGCTATTTTCTACACGATCAAGAAGGACTGGCGGCGCTTCTCGATCCTGACCGTCACCAGCGAGAACCGCGCCGGCCGCTTCGTCGCCCGCTATGGATCCTCGCGCGTCTATGGACGCGACGAGAGAGGATGGCCGACCAACGCCACCACGCGCGATTGCTATGGGCGCTTCGAAACCGAGGAGGCCGCGCAGGAAGCGAAGACCCGCCTCGCCGGGATCTTCGCCAAGCATCAGGATCCTATTGATCGCGCAAAGGCTGCGCTGGAGAGCGCACAGAAAGCAGAGAGTGACGAGATCGACGCCATGCTCGCCGAGTTTCGCCAGCTATGAACGCGGCCTTCCCTTGCACTTGCGGAAAGCAGCTTCGTTCGCGCGAGGCACTCGACGCTCACAAGCTCGCCCTGGGTTGCAAGAACAGCCGTCAGCGCAAGCGCGCGGCGCGCCAGAGGCGCTTGCGGCGCGAAGGGAAGCGAAAATGACCTACCGCGTCGAGATACTTTGCGTCGGCCGACTGGCAGAACCCTTCATGGATCCGGAAGCGCTATGCTATTCGCACCGCTTTAAGGAAGACCGGCCGATCTCCGGCGATCGTGGCAACGTCGAGGTTGGAGCCGCGGAGGCGCGCAAGCTGGCGCGCGATGCTGGGTGGATCTTCATCGGCGGCGCGTGGCGCTGCCCGGCATGCAAGCCGAAGCCGGATCCCGTCGGATGAACTGGCTGCGCCGCCTTTCTGCCTGGGTTTGGGGCATAGACATACGCGCAGCCGACGACGAGGCTCGCAAGATCCGGCGACAAGTAAAAATCTATGATCTTGCCGCGAATGTTGACGAGCTAACCCGCGCGATCGATCTTGTCGCCGCCGCCATGCCGAACGGCGGCGGATTACTCTTCGACGATATCGAGATCCGCAAGGCGATGCTGCGCGGCATCATCGACGGCAGATCCGCGATTATTGCAGTCGATTGGGAATATCATCCGACGCATTGCGTCGTGATGACGACGCAGCCTAACGGGCGGGCGTTGCTTACCATTCATGAACGAAGCGAATTTTTGCAGAAGGGAAGCCAATGAAGATCGAGACTAAGCCATTTGCCAAGGCGCTGGAGATCGCCGCCGACGTCATCGAGCGCCGCAACACGGTCCCGATCTTGGGATCCGCCAAGGTCGAACATCGCGCCGAGAATGATCGGCTGATCGTGACGGGAACGGATCTCGACATGATCGTCCAGGCGAGCGCGCCTTACCGCGGCGCCGCCTTCTCCCCCTTCACCGTCGCCGGTCCCAAGGCGATGGCGCGCCTCTTCCGCGCGGGCGGCGATGATCTGGAGCTTGACGATCAGGGCGGGAAGATCTCGTTCGGATCCGGCCCCATGACCGGATCCTTGGCGACGCTCCCGGCCGACGACTTCCCGATCCTGGGCTACAGCACCGAAGGCATGTTCCAGACGTCGCTGGGCGCGGAGCAGATCGACATGATCCTTCGCGTCGCGGGCGCGGTATCGACCGAGGAGACACGCTATTATCTGAACGGTGTATATCTCCATCACGTGCAAGACTGGACGTGGAAGGCGGTCGCGACCGACGGGCATCGCCTTTACGTCGGGACGCTGGAGCTTCCCGACTGGCAGGGCGAGGGGATCGGCGCACACGGCGGAGGGCATGCCAGCGGCGGCGTCATCATCCCGCGGCGCTTTCTCAATCTGCTCCGCCTTCACCGGCCGCGCATGAACCTTGCCGGCGAGATCCAGATCTTCGCCGGGCGCGCCGGGCCTGTCCCGAACGAGGTCAAGGATCTCGCGCCGGAGGCGCGGACCGCCGCGCAGGGTGGCGCTTGCCGCTTCGGGATCCGCTTCTTCAACGGCGATACGGACGTCCAGATCGTCACGAAGCTGATCGACGGCACCTTCCCCGACTATACGCGCGTCATCCCGCAGGAAGCGCCCGACGATAAGCGGATCATGTTTAAGGCCGCGGACATGCGCCGCGCGATCGACGCAATCACCGCTGGCGCGTCCGAGCGGACGCGCGCGATAAAGCTCACCTTCGACCCCAAGGGAAAGTGCGCGGTAAGCTGCAAATGGGTGGACCTGGGCTTCGAAGGGAAGATCGAGATCCCGGCCACCGTGCGCGATCAGAAGAACACGTTCGAAGTCGGCTATAATTCGAGCTACCTTCGCCAGATCTGTGACGTCGCGGGCGGCGAGGATCTCTCGATCACGCTGCACGACAGCAACGCGCCGGGGACGCTCGCGTCGCCGGGCTCGACCGACTTCCTAACCGTCCTTATGCCGATGCGAGTATGACCATGATCGAGAAGGATATCGTTGACGCCGAGACGGGCGAGAAGACGGGCAGCATGTTCATATTGCCGCCCGCCAAGGACAGGTGCCAGATCTGCGCATCGAAGCACGAACCAGCCGAGCCGCACAACGCGCAGAGCCTTTACTATCAGACAGTGTTCAACATGGAGCATGGCCGGGCAGCGACATGGCTCGACGCGATGGAGCATTGTCCGCCGGAGTTGCAAGAGATCTGGACGAAGGCGCTCGAAGATCGAGGCGTTGACGTCAAGGGCGGCGGGATCAATCCGAAGACGTCATGACCGGATATCGATCCCCGTTTCCCAAGCGATTGCATGATCCGAACACCCGGTTCACGCATGAAAAATATCGCCGCGAAAGCTACGTCGTTCACGTCTTCCCCCGGCCCGATGGCCGGGAAGACATATGCGATCCCCGCTTTTGCCGGGAGTGCAACCGCGAGAGAGAATGGAAGGAAGGGCAGACACATGGCAACCCCCATGAACCCGCCGAAGATAGAGCTTGACGCGCGGGATCTCCACGCGCCCGAGGCGCTGCGCCTGCTCGCGCGCAAGGTGCGCGGCGTCGATCCGCGCCGCGCCGATGAGCTGGAGCGCACGGCAAAGCAATTCGAAACGTGGCGGCAGGCGTATATTCGGCGATGATCGAATATTTCCCCCGCGGGATCCGGCGCAATGGGATCGACATTGTCTTCGCGACCTCCGTCGCGCAGCTCCCTTGCGTGATCGAGATCGAGGGCAAGGGCTTCGTCGCCGAGAGCGCGGAGAGCTGGGACGACGCCTTCGTCCAGTCGAAGGAAGAGGCCGAGCGCTGGACCTTCGCGGGCGCCATCATCATGACCGATGCGGAGCGCGAGACGGCGATCCTCCATCCGGTCGATTATTTCACGATCGATCTTCCCCTCCCGCCGTCCACGAACGCGCTCTTTGTCGAAGCGGGCGGCAGGAAGCGCGGCGAAGGGCCGCAGCGCGTGAAGACACGTGCCTATAAGCAATGGCTCCACGACGCGGGCTTCCTGCTCAATGTCGGCGCGCAGCGGGCAAAGGTCGCGCTCGACACCAAGGATCGCGCCTTCTCGACGAATTGGGGGGTCTATCTGCGCTGTGATCTCGATCACAACGCCGACATAACGAACCGGATCAAGGCGACGGAGGATCTTTTCGTCGCCCGCAAGCTCACGATCGGGGACCAATGGGTTGACCGATGCACCGTCGAGCGCGACCGGACCGTCCCGCGCGGCATGGTCCGCGCCATCATCTACAGCATGGGAGGCTGACATGGCACGGCAGACGATCGAGAACCGCCTCGAAGGGACTATGACATTCGGGCTTCACCTTATTTTCGCGCGAGACGGCGGAGCGCGCATGACGCGCACCACGCCCCAGCTCGCCCGCGGCGAACGGTCGATGTATCTCGACATCAAGATCCCGACAAAGATCTTCGAGACGCCTTCGCTCCGCGCAGCAATCACCATCCCCGAGCCGGACGCAAGGCCGGAGATCGATATCGAGGCAGCGCGGACCGCGCTCGCCGAGGCATTGGACTGCGATATCGTTATTACCGTTCAACCAAGTGAAGGAGTGTAAAATGGAACGCTATATCGGAACGAAGACGATCCTCGCCAAGCCCATGCGGCTCGGCGAATATAACGCCTATCGCGGTTGGAACATGCCGGCGAACGAGGATCCGGCAAAGCCAGGCTTCCTCGTCGAATATACCGACGGCGAAGGCGGCAACCATCCGGACCATGACGGTTATATCTCTTGGTCCCCGGAAGCCGTGTTCCTGGCGGCATATCGCGCCGACGGCAACCTTACCTTCGGCCATGCCCTCGACATGCTCAAGAAGGGCGCCACGGTCGCGCGAAGCGGCTGGAACGGGAAGGGCATGTTCCTCTATCTCAATGCCGGCAGCATCGACGCCAAGCCGCCCGAGATGGAACGCGGGGCGCTGATCGACGGGATCGACCCGACCCTCTTCGACAAGGGCGCCACCGGAACGGCGCCGCGCCTTCCAAACATCAACATGAAGGCGGCGAGCGGCGCGACCGTGACGGGCTGGCTTGCCAGTCAGACCGACATGCTCGCCGAGGACTGGAGCGTCGTCAGCATGCCGGTTGCTCCGGCCGAGCCCGCCGCCGAAGAAGCGCCGGCCGACTAATGGCGATCGACCCGCCCGATCCGGATCCGGAACTCGACCGGCGCCGCGAGCTGATCGCCCATTGCGAGAAGCGTTGCGACCGGGCGCGGGCTAAGCTGACCGCGGCGCAGCAAGAGGTAGAGGACGCGGACAGCGCGCTCGCCTACGCTCTTGCTCGCCGCGATCAGTGGATTGCCGATCATCCGGATCCGCAACCCTCATTGCCTTTATAAGGGAAAGTTTATGTCCGACCCCATCCACCCGGCCCCGGCCGAATTTAGCGAAGCGCAGCTCGACGAGGATCCGATCCTTCGCTTCTTCCACTATGCCCACCTACCGGAAGCGCTCCAGGCGCGCAGCAAGCCATTCTGCGATCTCGCGCGGACCGTCGTCGAGACGACGCCCCGCAACGCCGAGCGCTCGGTCGCGCTGCGCAAGCTGCTCGAAGCCAAGGACGCGGGCGTCCGCGCGCACGTCGGCTGACATGGCAGAGGCAACCGTCAGCGACGAGCAGCTCCGCCTGTTCGTCGAGCGCATCGAGCGCCCTCTCGAAGAGAAGAAAGGGATCCTGGACGACGTGCGCGACGTCTATCTCGAAGCGAAGTCGCAGGGATATGATCCGAAGATCATGCGCCAGATCGTGAAGCTGCGCTCCATGCCGGTCCACGATCGAAAGGAAATGGAGGCCGTCCTCGACGTCTATAAATCGGCGCTTGGCATCGAGTAGGATCCTCGGTAAAAGGACCGCGTCCGATTTGCCGCGGGCATGCCCGAAAGGGCCAAGGGCGGGGAGGCTTTCTCCCCGCCCTTAAATTTTACCGATCAGGCAGCGCCGACCAATAATCGCGCCACCATTGCGCATTGTTCGAACAGACGAACAGCCGCCCCTCCAGCTCGACGACATGCGCCGCGACGACGCCGTTGCGCGCGTTGATCGAGCGGACATAGGCGTCATGCTCACCCTTCGCCTGCTCGACCGTCTGGACCTTGGTCCAGTCGATCGCATAGGCAGAAGGAAGAGCGGGGCGCGCGGGGACGCCTTCGCAGATCAGGCGCGCGGGATTGGCGAGATCAGGGCGAGACGGGACGGCTATCCGCGTCGGCTGGCAGGCTCCGGCCGTCAGCAGGAAACAGGACGTCAAAAGGATCGCCGCCTTCACTGATTTTCGCATCGATCATCGCCTTCTCTTGTTCGACGCGAGCGGCCCAATCGGCCGCTCGCTGATCGGCTGGAACATTCGCTTCGGCCGCGGCGTCGTGGCTATCCTGCTCGACGCGGTCCGCCGCCTCTTTCCACGCGCGATCGGCTTGATCCCTGCCCGCATCGAAGCGCGCATCGCCATAGGCATGGAGCGCGAGATAGAAGGCGATCAGGATCAGGATCGGGATCCCGACATAGGCGAAGATCTTCGCGAGCTTCTCGGACATGCCGAGGCGCAACAGGAACGGGATCACAGCTCGAAGACCAGGTAAAGGACGAGCAAGAGGACGATCATCGCCCAGGCCCAAAATTCTTGCGGTTCGCCGTCCTCGTTCATGAAGGGCGGGATCGTGATAATGATAGGGGTTCGTCGCATGATATGTCTCCTATTGCCGCTGGAGCGCGCGATATATCACCCTTTCTTCGGATCCGCAAATTCGCCGCGCTCGCCAGCCGCCGGCTTGGCGCCGTCGATCGGCTCCGCGACAACGCGCGGCCCGGCAGGCGGCGGAGCTGGAACGGCGCCGGTCCGCTCGACAACCTTTGCCGTCGCGACGTTGCGATCCTTCAACGCGATTGCGCCGGCCGTCGCGCCGATGCACGTCGCGAGCCCGGCGGGGAAGGCAAGCGAGAACTCGGTCAGTGAAACGCCCTTTATGATTTCCGTCGCAACAAGCAACGGCGCGGCGAGCGTATAGGTGACGGTCCCGAGCGCGCCCAGGACGCGCTGGACTTCGAACTCGCCGCCGATCCCCTTGAGCGCGTCAAACAGCTTGAGCATGGATTTTCTCCGCGGCGAGCAGCTCGTCAACGAGCGTGTTGAATTTCGATTGCCGGTCCTCGATCCCGACCGTGCCGCCATTGATCCGCTTCGTCTCGTCAGCGACACCCGGCGTATCGGCAAGGCGATTGATATCGTTCTCCTCCCAAAACCACGCAGCCGCCTCGATCCCGCCTTCCAGCGTCCCGATATAGGCGACAGTATCGTCCACGCTCTTGCCGATCGCTTCGGCGAACGCGCGGTGATTGTCGGCGCCGGTCAGTTGCGGCGGACCATTGCCGCGATATTTCCAGCCGTCGCCGCTTTCCGGCGGACCGTTGCCCATGCGGTTCGCATAAACATGGTTTGCGATCTCTTCGGGCTTCCCGCCCAGCGCGAGCGCCAACGGGTTCGGCCCGTTGGCCGCGCGCCCGCCGAGCGCGAACCGGCCCGGCCAAACTTCCGCCAGCCGGGCGGCGCGATAATTCATATTCTCGCGCTTGCCGACGACGAAGCCGCCCTCGTGCGCAAGCGTCGTGATGAAAGCCGCGACGCGCCGGATCGTGTTGATCTGATATTTCAGGCAAGCCCGCTGGATCGGCTCGACCCACGCTTCGAGCGCGGCCTCGCTCACAGTCGGCGGCGCCACTTTCTTGAGCAGCTTCGCATTGATCGCCGAGATCGGGAAGGGATAAGCCGACGGGATATCACTCACCCCGGCCGCATCCAGAAGCGCGTCCATCTGCGCGATCAGGCCGGGCTTGTTCCAGATCCCCGGCACCATTGCGGCGACGGCGCTAAAGATAGGTGCGCGCTTCATCGTGTCCTCCGTCCTCTCCGCTGCATCGCCGCAGGCGGCGCCGCCGCCTGCTCCAGCGAGCGCAAATGCTCTTTCGTTGCTTCGGGCAGATCGTCCCGCAGCGCGAAAAGCTTGAGCGACGCACGATGAATCTGCTCAATCTGACGCTCCAGGCCAACGACCTTTACGCGCAGCCGGTCGCATTCCTGCTCGCAATTGCGGTGACGACTATCGGCGGCGCTGATCGCTTCTGCATATCGCTTCTCCGCGTTCGCCATGCGCTCGTCCGAAAGCTTTTGCGTGTCGATAATCTGCCGCCGGAGCGACGCGACCTCGTTCGCGTAATGGTCGCGGATCCCGTCCTCCCCGTCGAGCGTGATCTTATCGCGATCGAGCGTGATCCTTCGATTATCGAGATAAAGCTTCACGCACAGCCCGAGCAGGCCGACGAGCGCCGTCGTCGAGATCCAGGGCCGCGCGCCTTCAAAGAAGGACATGACCCCGGAAAGGAAGCCGTGATCAGCGCCCGCTGACGCGGCGCCCAGCGCCGCCGCGATCGTTCCCTTTATCATCATGGGAAGTAAGGATAGGTGATCTGGAGACGCACGACATGCGCGTTTGGCGCCCACACAAAGGGATAAGTGGCGCCCGCGGGCTGCGCTCCCGTCGTGTCCGCCATAAAGACCGCAATGCGATTGTCTGCGCCGCTCATTTGTGGCGTCGCCAGATAAGAGCGAACGCCGCTTTCCGTCACCAAGCCGGAACCGAACGACTGCCCGCCAGCCTTCGACGGTGCATTGAAATAGAAAACGCCCGTGCCGTAATCCGTCGTGGAGCCGCCCGCAAATTCCAGATCAACCGTGATATCTCGACCTGCGCGCGAGTAACCGGCAACCAGTGTCCCGTTGCCGAGCGCCGGAGCGCCGCCCGAGGCGACCAGCGCCGAATTATAGGCAATCCGGCCGTGCCATATATCATTGTTGAGCCCGTTGATCGTGAGGACGACGTTCGTCAACTGGATAAGGTGGAAGGCGCTTTCGACGACTTCGCTCCCGATCGTGAAGGATTTTAGCGCCGCCTGCGTATTTGTCGGGCCGAACATGCAATTCCCGAGCGCCGGACCAGCGCCATCCCCGAAGGCAATGTCGCCCGCGAACTTGTTGTTCTCAAAATTGTTGCTGTCATATTGGACGGAGACGTTGCCGATAATGCGGTTGTTCACATAGCTGCCCGTCCCGCGAAGGACGGTCAGCTTGCCGAACTGACTATCGGAGACGAAGATCGTCGATTGTCCGTCGAGCAGGATCCCGCCGAATGTCTGTTGCGTCGAGATCCCGACGATCTTCGCATAGAGCGACGTCCCGACGACGGTATCCTTGAACTCAAATTCATAGCCGTTCGCGGTCAGATCGAGCGTGTTCCAGATCCCGCCGAAGACCGCCGTATTGCCGCCATCGTTGAAGGCATAGAGGCAGCGCCCGAGCGTGTTGCGCGACGTGCAGCCGTGGAAGGTTGCCTCCGGCGCGGAGATCGTCAGATTGTTGCCAGCGAGCCCGCCGCCGGAAAACTCGACGCCCCAAAAGACGACGCCGCGCGCCGAGATCGTGATCGTCACCAGCGCCGACGTGCGGACAAGAATTGCCCCAGCGCCGTGGAAATGCTGATAAGTCTGGTTGAAGTTAAGCGCAGCGTGACGATACGTCCCCGGCGGGAAATGGATATTCTTGATCCCGCTGTTAATCGCGGCTTGGATCGCCGCCGTATCGTCGGCGACCCCATCCCCCACCGCGCCGAAGTCCTTGACACTCGCGCGCTCCGCCACCTTCGCGCGCAGCGCGCGCAGCAAGGCGCCGACAACCGGCAGACGGAAGCCGATCCAGTCGGCACCGTCCTCTTGCGCCAGATCGAAGCGAAAGTTTGCGTCCGCACCGACGCCCGTCGTCCAACCGAAGAGCCCCGACGGCATGACGAAAGGAAACTTCCCGATCACCGACGCGGGATCTAGCGGGAGGATCGGCGCTCGGAGCAGGCGCGCGCGCAGCCAGATCGAGCGCAGCGCGCCCGCATCGAACGTCGGATTAAGGATCGACTGATTGAAGGCGCCTTCGTCTTCGAACTTCGTAGATTGCGTGAAGTCTGGATCGAGCGCGATATAGAGAGGCTTCCCTCCGCTGTCTGGCAGGGGCGCCGCCGTCGTTACCGTCCCGCCCGGATTATTCTCGTTCGACGACAGGACAACCGAGTAATCGGCCGAGGGAACGATCGTCTCGGACCCGTCATCCTCGATATAAAAGACCGAAACCTCGTCAGTCCCGTTCACCTTAAACGCAAATGGATATTCGACCGTGACGCCGTTTGGATAATAAGGCCCGGTGAAAGCCGTCGTCGTCGGAACCGTCATCGCGAGAACTCCCTTTTCCGGGCCTCTAACATGGCCGCACCCGCCGCGCTATTCCTGATCATCTTGCGGGCCTTTGGCAACCCCGAGCAGCACGTCGCCGACGCCGTCCGGATTTTGTGATCCGTCCGCCACATCGGCCAGATATTGCGCCGTCTGCCCGACCTGTCCCGTCGGCAGGCCGGTGAAATAGCCGATCGGCGTGATCGTGTTTTTAATCCAGCGTTCCGAGGGCTCTTCGCCCTTTGCGACCTTGATCGCATCCTCGACCGGCTTCTTCACTTCGGAAAACATGCGATAGAAGGGCGCCTCGACTGCCCCGGTAAACTTGCCCTCGATCTCGCGCTGCAATCCGGCCGCGACGTCGCGCAGCACCGGGACGCCGCTCCACAGCCCGAAGAAGAAGCGCGACACCATCCAGCTTGCCCAGCCCTCGACGTCGCGATCCTCCTCGTCCGGAACGTCGCCGGTCAGCAGCGCGGCCGCCATCGGCCCCACCATCATGATCCAAAAAACATTGGTCATCACGCGCCGCCAGTCGCGACGCTGGAACGCGACATTCGTCTCGCGCTGCTTGTTATAGAGGATCGAGAAATAGGTATAGAACGTCGTGAGCTGGCGATATCCCTCGTTGCTGTCCTGGAACGCGGCGAGATCCTTCGCGCGCCCAGCTGCCTGGCTCTTGCGGACGCTCTTGTCTGCGAACGCAATCGCGTCCGCGACATTCATCCCCATGCTTTCGGTCGCCTTGTAATAAGCCCCGACCCATGTCGGCATCGCGACGAGATAGACGTCGATCATGCCGATCCCCCAAAAGGCTCCGGCGCGGATCTTGTCGAGCCCGATCGCGTCGCTTGCCTGGCTTATCCCGTCCAGGATCTTGTGCGTCCGGCCCGGACGCCGGCCGCGCAGCTTGCGCGAGGCGTCGCGGTAAAAGGTCCGAACGTCGCGATCGAACGCCTCCGCGCGCCCAGCCATCTCGGGCGACATGTCGAAGACCCAGCTCCGGATCTTGCCCATGCCGAGCGCCGTCTCTTTCATCCCGCGCGCCATCCACGCCGGACCGATCTCCGCCGCGCTATTCGCCCAGCCGCCGATCTGCGCCGCCATAGTGGTAAAGCGCAGCCCGAGCCCGACCATTGTCGCATTAACGCGCACTTGCCGGAAGACACGCTCGATCCCCGAGAGCATGCCGGTATCTAGCGCCGCATCATTAACCTGGCGCTGGAGCCAGCCCTTGATCTGCCCATGATATTCCGGCCCGATATGCTGATTGATCAGCTTGCGGATCTTCGGATGACCGGCGAATTTCAGCACGTCTCGCGCGTAGCGCCCATAGGCGATACGCGTCGTCACCCGGTTGATGTGATTGAAGAGAACGCGCTCAAGGCTGAAATGCACCGGGAGCGCCGCTTCCGTGCGCGTGATCGTGTGACCCTTTGGCGTCGAGATCGTCCGGCCGATCCCGCCGAACAGCTTCGCCGCATCATCGTCGGCATTATCCGCGGCGATCTGCGATCGGTTGGGATCATAGACCATCGGATAATAGCCGCCCTGGAACGTGCCATATTTCGTCTCGACGAGACGCCCCTCGATCTTCTCCGGCGCGACCCCTGAGATATCGCGCTCGCTGCGCGCTATATCCGGCCAGAGGCTATTGATCTGGCGCCATACCGCCTCGACGAAGAGCCAGTCCTCGCGCGTCAATTCGCGATCAAGGACGGCCATCACTCGATCTTCCGTCCAGCCATGCCGAACCCGCAGCCCTTCGGGGAGCGCCATCGTCTCGCCGATCAGCATCTTCTCAAGGTTCGACGTGTTGCCGGTATTGAGCGCGACCGCGAGCAGCTCGGCGCGCGTGAACGTCGTCGCGACGGTCGCCTTCGTTTCAGGGTTGACCGTCACGAACTCCGGCACCGTGACCCGCTCCGCAAGGCGCTTGAGCTGCGCCTTCGGCATGTCGAGATAGAGCTTCGCGAGCGGATCCACGACTTGCCTTGTCAGCCGTTCCTTTTCGTTCGCAGCTTGGGTGGCGCCCTTCACCAGCACTTCATTGAAGACGCCGTTCGGATCCCCGCCGTCCAACTGATCGGCGATGAACTCCATCTTGACGAGCGAGCTATCGACGTCGCGGATCAAGCTCCGCTCCTCGTTGCGCGCGTCAGAGAACTTGCGCATGGGAAGCGCCAGAGCCGCCGCTTCGGCGCGCTGGACCATGTCCTCGAGCCGTTGCTCTTCCTGCCCGATCAGCAGCTCCATTTTTTGTCGGCCGAGATGCGCAAGGCTTTGGACCGTATCGTCGATCGCGACGATCTCTTCGAAGGTAAGGCGCGTGAAATGCTTGTTCCCGGCCATCGTGAGACGCTCGGGAACGAAGACTTCGAAGCCCTTCTCCGCCTCGCGCTTCGCCCATTCGGTGAAGCGCTCGCGCTCGCGGATCTCGTCGCGCGACCGCGGGCGAAGATCGTAACTCTCCAGCACTTCATGGATCCGGTCCAGATAGTCCTGATCCATGCCCTTGAGGTTGCGCGTCCGCGCGAAGCGATCGAGCCGGCGCGCGATCACATCGACCTGATCCTTCGCGTTTTTCGCCGCGCGCCACAGCTCGCTTGCGATCATCTCGCGTTGCTTCGCCTTCAACGCGACGACGTTATCGCCGTTGAGATAGGAGCGCTCCGCCTCGCGGCTCGCTTTCGCCTTCGCCTTGCGGTGGCGCTCGACCGCCGCGCCGGACGCCTGATCGACGATCCGGCCCTCGCGCACGACGCGCTCCGCATAGGAGCGGATCACGTCGAGCGGCGTCGGCGGGCCATCGGCTTCTTTCGGATCGATTGCGCGGGCGAGCTGGCGGATCTCGCTCGCCAGCCGCTCGGATCCGGCGTCGGTCTGGATGATCTCCAGCGCCTCCTCCTCGATCGACCCGTCGTCGAAGATATCGCCGTGACGCTCCGCCATGCGGCGCTCCGTCTCCAGATCCACCGCCTCTTGCTGGACGTTGCGCTTATCGTTCGCGGCGATCAGCGCGCGCCGCCGCTCCTCGACGCCGATCAACGCCTCCAGCATCGTCTTGCCGTCGGGAAAGCCAGCATGCTCGGCGACGATATCCGGATTGACGCCATTCGCGACGACAGTCCGCGCGTTCGGCGCAGACTTCGGCAAAAGCGGAACCGCGTCGCGGCCAATGCGCGCAATGACCCCGTCGAGATCCAGCGGCATATGATCGACGCCCACGCCGCGGATCAGCCGCATCGCCTGGAACTCCGGCCGCGCCCCGACTTCGTCCGCGACTTCGGCGCGGACCTTTGCCTCCTCTTCCTGATAGCGCGCCGTGCGCGCGCGGCGGACGCGCTCCATCGTGCGGTAAAGCAGCGCGTCGAAGGCTTCCGTCCGGCTTTGCTCGACGAGCCCCATATAAGCCAGCCGCTCTTGACCCGTCATCCCTTCGGGGACGACGGTTTCGAAGAGCGCCCGCTCGTCGCTTTCGTGGATCGCCCAGCTTATCGCCGTATCCGTCGCGAGCATCCGGTCCATGACGCGGCGGACGTCATCGTCGATGTTGCTCCGCAAGTTTCGGACAACCTTGTAGATCCGCAAGAGCCATGCGCGGAACGAAGCGAAGGCGGTTTGCAGGCTGCGCGACGGCGCCTTGCCCTCCATGAAATAGCGCTCCATCCCGCGCGCCCACAGCTCATGCGCTTCGGTCGGGATCGGCTCGCCGTCGTTGACATCGATCCCCTCGCGCTTGAACCATGCCTTCACCGCCTCCCAATCGCCGAACAGCTTGCGCGCCTCCGGGCTCGCGTCCTCGCGGCCGACGGTCGAAAGCGCATCGGAGCGCAACTCCTCCAGCCACAAATGCCCGCCTTCATGGAGCAGCGTCGAGAGATCCCGGTTTTGAAACAGCACGATCTGCGCGCGATTGTCGGCGAGGAAATCAATCCGGCCGCGAGCGCCGCCCTGCCCTTGGCTCTGATCGAAGCCGAAGGCTGCATCGCCTTCCGCTTCCCACCGCGCGATCGCCGCGTCGATCTCGTCGCGCGTCGCGCTATGGATATCGACCCCCAGCCGATCGAGCAGCTCGCGCAGATCGTCGGCCGCGGCAAGGATCGCGTTATTAGCCTCCATCACCGGATCCAGCTCGGCCTCCGTCGGATAAACCGGATCCCCGCGCAGCTCTTGCCCGATCGCGTCGAGAAGATCGTTCGTCGTCGCGCGGCCCTGCATATCACCGAAGAAGCCTTGCGACTGGAGGCGTTGCGCCCAGGCGTCGAGACTATAGTCGTTCCCGGATCCAGACCCCGGCAGCATCGACGCTTGCCCGTCCGCAGACTGATCGCGGATCAGGCTCTTGCGCTTCCGGCCGAAGATCCCGCCCGACACGACGCTATCGCCGCCCATCGACAGGATATCGCCGCCGTCGTCATTGACCCCGCCACCCTCGACGATCGTCTCGATCAAACTCTTCGCGCGCGGCGTCATCGGCTGCGCGCCCGTTCGCACCGCATTGATCAGCACGTCCAGACCATCGCCTTTGCGATAGGGTTTCAGCCGATCCGGAAGATCCTGGCGGATCCCCGCGAAACTTTGCTGGAACAGATCGAAGGCGTTGCGCCCGTCGCCGAGCCGCTCCGCGCGCGTCGCATAGCGGTCCGCCCACAGATCCGCATAGGAGCGCGCTGCGTTGATCGAGAAGCCGGCCTCGCGCGCCTGACTAAGAACAGCGTCGAAGACCTTTTCCCGCGGCGCCGCCGCTTCGCGCTCCGCCGCAGCCTGCTCGCGCACCGTATCGCCGATCTTTGCGACGACGTCCGCATATTCGCTTTCGAACGCCTCGACTTCCTTTTGCGAGATCCCACCCGGCGACACCCGCACCGACGGCTTGATCTGCTCCCATACCGGCGTTCCCGCGAGATGCGCGGCGACAGCCGACATGGGGATAACCACGTCGCCGCCCGACGCGATCCCCGCCTCGACCTGTTTCCAGAAATCGCCGGTCAGGCCCGACATGATCCCGTCGTCTTCCTGCCCCATGTCCCAGCCGTTGGACTGATACAGCTCGCGGATAGCCTCCGCCGGGATGAACATGTTTTCGAGCGGCGTCCCTTGGCTGATCCCGTCGATGAACTCTTCGAAGAGGCGCGGATCACGCTGGCGCGTCTTGCTCTCCGCCGCATCGCCCATGATCTTGTCGATCACGGCGATACCCTGCCGCGCCTGG